AGCCAGTTTCTGATTTTCCCGGGCCCCAATCGGTTTTCCCCGGAATTGGAGCCGAAGGTTCCCCCCCCTTCCGCCTTAGAACCGTTGGGGTTAGCCCTAAGAATCCCCCTAACCCCCATAAAACCTTGGAAGTCAGGGGGTTTAGGGTCGTTTATACCATAGTTCAAATAGGGAATGCCCAGTATCTCGGTAGGGATTACGGAATCTTCTTGAACCCCCAAGTCCCAAGATTCCACATTTTCAATAGTGGTCCACCTCATGTCAGGGACGGTGACGGGAACCAGCTTAACAGGCTTCTCCAACTTCCGGCCATAGTAGGTATTGCCCACGGCATCCGTGTATTTGGTGAATCCTTCATTCTGCCAATCGGTGTCGAAGTCAGTGCTCGGATTATGTACAATCTTCCGCAGTACAGGATAGACCTGATTGGTTATCCTATCGAATGAGGATTCCCAGAACTCGTCAATCTGGTCGTAGGTGGTGCAACTCTTTCGCGTTTCCTTATGAGAGTACCCTTCATGTACTACCACAGAGGAATCTACACGCCATTGGCTACAGTTCTCGCTGGGGTCAGGAGGGTCAATCGCAGGGACATCGCCGTTCGCTGTCCAGTCAACGGACTGGCTAGTCGTCACGGTTGTGTTGATGCACCGGACAAAACGGGAATCAGGGTTACAACAATTACCGGAGAGGCTGTTCTGTTCCTCTTTCTCCGCAATGTTACTGTTCCGTTTGTACATAGATACAAGGGTGTACATCTGCGTACTCGGATAACTGCCCTTGTCCCAGCCAGCACTAACGGGTTTATTGTCCAGTTCAAGGAGGGGCATGTGAGGAATGCGGGCCTGACCCGGTTCCTTCCCTCCACCGTCGACGGGCCAAAGCGGCGCGGCCCAGACCTCTCTCGATAACTTAATTGCAGTCTGCGCCACCCATTCAGATTCGGGCTGGTTCGTTCCCGGACCACCTTCATCCCACACCGTATCTCCCTTCTGCCAAATGTTATAAGGGACGAACTCTTTAACCACCGGGCCGGGCAGGGTTTTATACACACGGATGACCTTACGAAAGTACTTGCGCAGGTGTTCCTCTTCGAACTGGGCTACTTCTTCATATACCAGCTGGGCATCGTATGCCGTGTAGAAATGCTGGTCATAGAAGTCAGGGTCAAGCTTTTCGTTGCTGGGGTCAAACGAGCCAAGGGGAAGCGGGGCATACGCGGAATCCGTGGGTTCCACCCATTCCCGTGTAATCTCGTAGAAGTCCTTCAACTCTTCCGTGTCTGCATCCGGCCCCATGAACTTACCCGTAGCGGCGGTGTCCTTTAAGGTATAGCCGTCACGGATTTTCTTCATGTCCTGAATGTTATATCGGAACTGCTGTTCCGGCGGGACCATGTAGTAGAAACGATAAACGTGCTGTCTCGCCGCCTCATTGACGGGTTCGACATGCACGAGAACTGCATCCCGCATAAACGGGAGGAAGGTCGTACCTGCGGTGGGTACGAACGGCGTTCCCAATTCAATGGTAATCTCGCTGGGATTCTTGGCAATCCTCTCAACGAAGAACATCACGTTCTTTACCACAGGAGTGGGAAAGTTAATTATCGGCTCACCCATTGGCCTGTCAGGACTGAACCCATTGCGCCACGAGGAATCCGTGGTTCCAATGGGTATCGTCGGAGGCTGTGGGTTGGAGGCCGGAGTGTTAGGAATCAAGGCCATGTATATTGGTTTGATAGAACGGCATAATTGCATCGGGAAGCGGGGGTGTCCACATCATGCTAATATGCCCGTTCAACGTTAATTGCATTGGTTCTCCCCGCTGAAAACTTACTGTTTCGCCCCGATAATAGGTGCGGTTTGTTCTCCTGTCAATAACATATCCTCGTATGACAAATAATTTATGGCTTCTCTCCGCGTCAATGATTCTTGGCAGTTGAACTTCTTCACGAGTTTTAACCTGTGTAACCGAAGAGGTAAGGGTTTCTCCGTCATAACGAATTCCTACTTTCCCTCGTAAAAAATAGGCCCATTGGTTTCTGGGCAGTTTCAGCTCACCCTCGCGACCAATAGGAAGGGAGGCATAGAACCGATTCCTTGAGCGGATTTTTTCAGTACACGCACGGATGCTTTCCTGTAATTGATTAAGATTCTGGGTCAACTCGTTTTCGAGTTGTTCCTGCTCGTGGCTTTTTCGGAACAGATTGAATAGTTTCATTTCTGTCGGAGGGGTGAGTATCTTGTTGCGAGATAGCGCAGAAGGCGCGGTCGATTATCTCTTCATGGTCGCTTCGTAGATTGTCTATTTTTCCATGTAGTTGGTCTAGAGAATCATCCAACTCGGATATAACTCTTAGAGCTTCTTGCAATAGTATGAGAAATGACTTCTCCTTGTCAAGACTAAACTCTATCTTTTTTGAGAGGTACTTATACGCCAGCTTTACTGCCACGTAAATAACCCCCACGAATACGAGATACGCGGGGGACATTTCATCGACGATACGAGTGAGAAACAATGCCCACACGTTGCCGTCAGTAGCATTAAGCTGTGCGATGAAATTAAACATGGCGGCAAGGAATTACCTCACCGCCATGTTAGCATTTGGGATTTAATGGGTCAAGAAAATTCCCGATTATTTCCTTGACAACAGAGTAAGAGCGTAGGCAAGCCGTGCATTGCATCGGTTGGACCAGCCCGTAAGGAACTTCGCCTTCACCGGATTGGCTCTTACAATGGAGCAATAGCGGGCACGACAAGCGCGGTCCAGCGAATCGAGAACTTCCTTTTCATCCCATGATTGAATGGCGTCTGTCCATTTGGCTTGAGTATTTTTCCCCCACTTGCCATCGATATCAATGCCGAGCATGCGCTGGACGACCTTAGTCGTTCCCGCCACACCCATGTTGAAGGTCATGTCACGAAGCATGAACTCAATGGCGTAGCATCCTGCAACTCCCTTGGCAACCAACGGTTCCGTATTGGCGAGAACATAGCGGAGGCATTCCTCCCATGCCGCATCCCTGTCGCCTCGGTCCATCATGGATTTGATTAGATTGAATTCCTTGGGTTCAATCCCATCACAGATACCTGCAATCTCCCACTTGCCACCGCCGTCACCAGAGGGGAGGCGAGTTACGCGCAGAGAATCGGGACCTGTAATCTTGTAGTCCTCCATGTTGAGAATCTTCTTAGCCATGCCCTTGCGGACAAGCTCTGCCGGGGACACGTATGCCGCGGGACCCGCGGATTCCGGGGAATCGTTGGGTTGTTCATCGGGAACCGTGGATTCCGTGGGTTGTATCTTCTTCCATATAGCATCAATGGTCTTATCACCAAGGATGCCATCGGGTGTAGTTCCCGCCCACTTCTGTATTTCCTTTATCTTATCTTTCCTTGTCATTAGTTTTTTCTACTTTGATTCCATCCGAGGTTAGCTTCCCCAATGAGATTTGAAGGTTAATAATGTTCGCCATCGACTGGGCAATTTCTCTGGCCCAGCTTTCGAAGTGAAGAGTGCCCAATGGGGTGGCAATGTCCGTGAGAATGGTGGCAATAGCGTTCCCATTCATGGACACCCTCACGGCATCCGAGAATTCTTCTACCTTGGCTTTCGCGGGTAAGTGGTCGATTTCGTACCACATAACATCCTGTATCTCTTCGTCTTCATCATCCGCTTGGGGATATTGGACACGAACGACACCAGCAACATCCTCGTCGGACATTACCCGGAGGATAGACCCTGTTGGGATGCTATCCCCACACATGCCACATCTCCCCGTATCTATCCGAAGAACAACGTCGCCGCACTTAAATCTGGTCTTAACTTTTCCGGGTTCTACTTTCATTTTCGTTTTTGGTTTTGTCTATATCTGGCAACATGACATGCTCGTTAAGGTCCTCAACGATTTGATTAACCCAGTCCACTAATTCCTCGCACATATCGACCTCTTGGTCGCCCAGCTTATATCTGGTAGGTATGCGGAGAACGGGCTGATAGTTGAAGAGGATGATAGCCTCGTCCCGTGTGTATCGGACGAAGACTTCATGTTCGGTCTCTTCCACTAGCTCAAACTCGTAGAAGGGAAGCCGCCTCCATGCATCGTCTCTGTCCTTGACAAGGATTTCGAAGTTATTATCCTCACCCTCTTGAACATACATGAGGGAACCTTCCACTAGGCCTAGACATCTCCCGGGATGTCTTCCTGTGTTGATGAACCGAACAAGGTCCCCCTTTTTGAATTTGCGTTTGTTAGTCATTGAAGATTGGTTGTTCCTTTTCGACGAAGGTAATCCCCGTGTCGGATTCTTCCGTCGTGCATTTCTTAATCTTGTCACGAAGTTCGATTGCCATGTTGAGGGCGAAGTCCCTTGTCGGAAGTCCCTTCTCATCCTCATTCCTGTGATAGGGGAACATAGCGATACGGTAGTTTCGATGAATCACCGCAATGATTCCTGCTCGCGGGTATTCCATTAAGAAGGTTTCCAGTAGATATTTATCGTTGGTCATTGTTATTCCTTTTCGGTTTAAGTAGTTTGAATCCTTTTTCGGTTTCGATAATCGTGCTCTTCTCAATTTTGCGGACTAGCTTCTCGGTCAGCTTCTTGGCTTGCTTCTTGGTGAAATGTCCTTCCTCGCCTTCCGTGCAATAGTAAAAGGCGGCAACGCAACAGTCTTCAAGCATGACCCGGAAAAATCCGGCAATGGGGTCATCTACGGTGGTAATATTTAGAGTGTCAGTCATTAGTATTGTTCCTTTTAAGTTTGATTCCCATCTTTGTTTCTATGACCGTGCTCTTCTCAATTTTGCGGGCGAGCTTGATGGCTAGTTTCTTAGCTTGCTTCTTGGTGAAGAAGCCGCTTTCATCTGCCACGCAATAGTTGAAAACGGCGACGCAACTTCCTCTGTGCCTGACGCGGAACATTCCGCTAGTAGGGAGGTCATAAACACGGGTATCTGAATCGTTATTCATTGATGTTGTTCCTTTCCAATTTGATTCCCTTTTCGGTTTCGATAATCATGCTCTTCTCAATTTTGCGGGAGAGCTTGTCGGCCAGTTTCTTAGCTTGCTCCTTGGTGAAGAAGCCACTATCATCTTTCACGCAATAGTAAAAGGTGGCAACGCAACAGTTTTCAAGCAGGACCCAGAAAAACCCGATATCGGGGTCATCTATGGTGGTAATATTTAGAGTGTCAGTCATCGATGTTGAAATGGATTTGGTTAAGTGATACTCCCTCGATGGTACAAACTGTCCCTCTGCTAACTACGTAGCGGGCAATCTTCGTTGCCAGTTTCTTTGCGGAATCTCGTGTCATATATCCTTGTTCACCAGAGCCAGTGCAGTAAAGAAAATCTGCAATGACACTTCCACAGTGAGTTACTCGGAAGAATCCAAATCCTTTGTCTTCTAAAATAACTACTTTGTCATTCATGATTTATTCGTCTTGGATTGTACAGTCTGTCGGGTAAAGGTCAATGCCCCTTTCTGTCATAACGGGATTCGCGTGGATGAGATGGCGAGCAACCATCTTCGCCATTTCTATAGCCCTTTCGTGCGTGGGATAACACTGTTCCTTCTCGTCTCCCTCCCGACAATAGTTAAAGATGGCAAAGGTATCTCCCTCATATTTCACCTTGAGGATTCCTACTCTCTTATTATCTACAATACTAATCTCGTTGGTCTTCTTCATTGGTCTATGCGTTTGCGGTTTCTACTTTTAAGGTGTCGCCGGGAATGGCAATCTCCCAACAGAAGGAGGCGATGAAATCGTTGCGAAGAGTTACCTCTTCTCCGACTTTATACCATCCATCGGGAAGGAGATAATCCCTCTTCATATCAATGGCGGCTCCTGCCTCTATTGGTTCCAACGCCATGAAACGGTAGTCCCATTCGTCGTTTTCCGTCTTAAAGGATTGCAGGATGAACCAAGGGGTAACGTCGGCGGCTTCATCCCCATCTTCGGTTTCCTCCCCAGTGGGCGTTCCTACGACGCGGGCACAATAACCGTTCCTCATGTTCTCCAAGGCAACCCCGAAGGGCAGGTTGAAGTGAGAGAGGGAATAGGCAATAACGCCCCATGTCAAAGACCGGGCGCGGGAGCAAACCCCGTCAAGCCGTGGAAGTACCGTGGCTATTACTTCGGGGTTGCTCTCCGGGCCGTCGGAACAAAGAAAAAATTCTCGGACGCGAGTTGTTGTAGGCATGGGTTCTATTAGACGTAATTGTTCAGTAGGCTGTAAATCTTTTGGGCACTCTGCTCGAAGTCCTCTGCCAGTTTCCTTAGCGCGGGTTCATTCCCGGCAATGGTGTAGAGGTAGGGAACGATGTCATGTAGGATGACATTTCTGTACAGGAGAATGCAATTAGTAGAAGTATCAGGCAACACGGGACGCACCAACATGGGCTTTACCATCCAGTCGCGGCCATGTAGTCCGAGATAGGTTTCAATGAAACTGTCGGCAATGCCGCCCAATTCTTCTACCGCATCATCGTATCGTTCATGATGGAATCCACTACTTGTCTGGTAATGGAGGACCTTCAGGACGGGGTAGAGTTGCAGGATGTGAGATAAATCAAGTTGCATGGTTAGATGATTTGAAGAGTGAAGGGGAAGGTGCAGGTCCAGTTAACCGAATCGGAGAACTCAACAGTCATCCAGTAGGTCCCGATAGGGTATTCGGCAGGGTCTAATTCCAATGGACCAATCGGAAGGATAATGGTGTCAGCAGTGCCTCCGGGTTCCTCCGGGCCCGTCATGCCAGACGCGACTGTCTTCCATACAGGCAAGGCTCCGGCGTTGAGCGGGGCTAACTGAATCTTCCATATAAAGGGGTATTCCAGAGAGATGTTGCCAAGAGCAGAGGCATGGGAGAAATTAAATTGGAGGTCTCCCTTAAATCCTGCGCCAAAATGGAGGACAAGGGAGGATATTCCATGCTGAACTTCCAACGTAGGGTTTACGCTTACCAGTTCATAGTTCGCCTTGCGAATGAACTGTCCAAGGCTTCCGTCAAAATATATTTGGTTTGTGTTCATGATGTGGATGAAGATTAGATATTCTGTTTGGGTTTGTCAACTATAATCTGCACGCGACGCGGATAATCCGCAGAGCAGGGAGCGGTGCTTGCGCTCTTTTCCCAGCCGCGTTTCACGGCGATGTCGAGAACCTCCTTGTCGTATTGGTAGTCGAGGCTCACTCCGAAGTGTCCGGCGAACGCGTCATGATAGACATAATAGATACTTCTCATTTTCTTAATGGCTTTCAGGTCGCTATCGTGCCGGAACCCCCACACACTACCGTCAACTATACTGGTCCATGCAGGGTAGTCTTCGATGGCCGCCCGCGTCATTCCCATGTATGCGGAGATGAAGATGACATCCTTCTCGGTAGCTATCTGGCTAGCCATAACATCGAGAAGGTCCGCTTCGCGCACCGGGCATTGAGTATCGAGCACCATGATGTCCATTCCCGCATGCTCTGCGGCGATGGAGAGGATGGCTTCATCGGGTGTGTCAGGGACGCGGGCAACGTTCAGCCCCTCCGCTTTGGCCCATGAAAGAACGCCAAGGTCCTCGGACATGACGGTAATGCGCTCGCCGGGGATGTGCAGGGATTTAAGATAATTGACCGTGTAATGGATTAGGTTTGATTCCCTCTCCGGCCAATGAAGGGAGGGGTTATACGAGCTAATGATGTAATGGATGTTGTTGTCCATGCCCGCCATCATACACAGAAGAAGATTCTGGTCAAGAAATTTTTAATTGGTATGACACAACGAAGGAACCCACGGAACCCATTGTGACCATTTGGCCGTGGGTTCCGTGGGTTCCGTGGGAGTTTAACGTCCTGACATTTCGATGTACGAAATCGATAAGCCAGTTGTACTGCTATATCAAAGTGTCGTGAACTGTAGTCCCTTAAACCATTGATTCATTTGGGAGATTTCGGGAGCGGCAACGTAGGGGGTCCAACAGTAATAACTTCCAAGGCAGTCAACTTCTACTCCACCTATCGTGGTGCTCCATGTGACTGTTCGCATGGAAGCCTTATTCCCATTCGCCCAATATTTAATGGGGTAGCCTACATAGGCAAGTATCGAAAAGGTCTGCCATACACCAGAGGATGTTTTTCTCTCATACTTGAAGCTTAAATCGATACTTACATCCAGATAAACTGCTCCACTTTCTGATTCAATGTACCACATATTATCCATAAATCCGGTTCCATAATGTGGTCCGTATATACTGTTTTGGTATAGCCAGCCGTCGTCATAGTAGGGCCAATCGCGGGCTTCCTGCAATGTGACTTCATGTGGAGTAATTTCAGTTCCTTCCGGCACTCCCTGCCATGCGAACCAAAGTGCTGGTTCGTATACTCGATATTGAATACGAGCATCGACGCCTCCGGGAATGCCATTCTGACTAGGCAACTTCGCCGGAAGCGCGATGGAATTAAATCCTTTCAATGTGTTGAAGACTTTCCACGCGTCCACAAGGTTCTTGCACTTAATCCCCGGTTTATGCGTTGCGTTTGGTGAAATAGCTACGGCTCGACCTAGAGGTACAGGAAGCCCGGAAACCGTGGGTCCTTGGGTTCCATACCACAAACTACTTTTATATTGTTCAGTGTAGTCAGGATTATTCTTCCTCATTAAAACCGAAATATCCTTCGACGAGTTCGTGGGGAGTAAGAGGTGAGACTTCATGGTGCTACGGTACTTACTTCTGCATATTGCCCAACACGTCCGCTAACGCCATCAACATATCCGCTGTACCAAACGGCGGCCAGTCCAGTATTGACCAGCTGGGATTTCACGGTTGCGTCAAGACTATTGTCCTGCGGGTTTCGCGTTACCGTCAGGATGGCAATCGCGCATTTGCTCTTACCCGTTCCCTCGGCACTCTCAATCGGAGTGATTACCTCCTTACCATCCCACGGCTTATCATCAACAACCAGCTTGGCGTTCGTCACAGTATTGGCGGGCCAAGTGTATTCCCATTCAAGGAGTACGGGAAGTTCACCGTCGGTTACGATTTCCTTCTTAGCCGCCCCGTCTTTGAACCCGGCAATCTCCACCTTCTTCCGTTCGGTATCACGGAAACCGCCCGGCTCGATAACTGCGTAGGTATGCCAGTTCTTGTTTGCGTCCTGCTCCTTAGTCGTCGTGACCTTGTATGGGAACTTGCCGCCACCACCGCCACCTCCAATGAAGATAGCACCTCGGTGAAGTTGCTGGATATATCCGTTCCTGCCCTCGCTCGTCCTCGCAATGGGGACGGAGAAGTCCGCGCTGGTGTCTTTCCTACTAGACACGGTGGAGGACTTGCGGTCGGATTTAACATTGACATACCAGACGATGTCATCATCTAATGGGGCCTTCTCTCCACTATCCACTGCCTTCAACGTCCCCGGCGCACCACCAATTTCATGCACCTCATTATCATCAATGACAACACCGCAGGTGTACATGACCTTTGCGTTAGTCCCGGAATCCTCTGGGTCATACACAATGGCGAACATGCTCTCTTCCCGGTTGCGCATGAGGGGGTCATCATTATATACCGGGGTATGGAACGTCCCTACATCACTATCCCCATAGACAGGGGCAATCGGGTCCGGCATTGAATCAAATGGCGGGGCCTCATTAAACATCTCCGTACCCACGGGAACCGAGGGTACGGGATGATTAAAGAGGTCAGGAGCTTGTGGAATCTCGCTGTACTCTTCTGCCATATTATTTGCAGTATTCTTTGGAGGGAATTACTACCGGACCTGCATCCGTCTTGGGCTGTTCCTGCGTAAAGGTCAACCTTCCGGGGCTAACGATTACACAGGATTCTCCATTGCAGATAACTGCGCGGTCCTTACTCACGTCCGCGTAGGTGCAACTACTCTGCCCCAACGCTCCAAACATGGCTAAAGCTCCAAGGGCGGCACTAATAATCCCGGAGATGATGGTCTTGTACTTGCCGGGTACACCAAGCTGGACGCAGTACTTCGCGGTCAGCTGGGCGAAGATGTCAGCCTCTCCCTTGATTAGTTTGCCCGCCATGTTCATGTAGGGCTTCTTCTTTACCGCGGTGAGCTGGTCCCACGGGGTTGGAAGTTCAGCCATGCTATAGAGCTTGGCCGCGACTTCTTCTTGTTCATCGAGATTGTTTCTTTCCATGTTGTTGATTAGATTGTTTGTGGCCGGAAGATGTCACGACAGAAAGTGATACCTTTCGGAGTTAGTTTACTTTTAGTTTGTTTCCTCGACCCCCTCACTCCCTCGTATTCAATATACCCTTTTTCTTCCAGCTTGCGCAGGACATAGTAGAGAGATGATATCTGGATGCGAGTACCCCTGCTAATTTCCGGGTTACTATGCTCACTCTCAAATCCATTGGCGTGCATGTACAGAAGGACACGTATGTTATCAACGGTGAGGGAGAAGTCAAGGAGGTCAATATTCAGAAGGAGGCCGAGCAAGGTTTGTTGATTGCTCTGGCCCTTCTGTATGGTTCTGGTTGTGGAGTAGGTCGTTCTCATACGCCAGAGCTATCTAAACCCAAATGAGAAAGGAGGTCAAGCAAATTGTACGCAAACCGTGTCCTACGACCGCGAGGGTCGCTATCATCACGATACCGTACACGTTGAACCTTGCCCCGCTTGAATAGGGTGGTCAGATACGCCGGAGACTTCAAGCCCGTAGATTCCAATGCGGTAGCTACATCAACGTACCCTTCCGGGATGCTGTCATATAGACCTTTGACCTGCATCTGAATATATTCATTGGCTCCTTCCCCTTCCCAGTACATGGTATGCCCACAACGAACGTGTTTGACCTTCAATCGGTTCAGGGCGTGAATTACCCACACGGAGCTTCTCCCGATTTTATCGGCAATCTCCCCAGTGGCAATGTAGCCCCGTGGCACGTTCTTTACCGGGGGAGTACTATGCCGTGGCCTCCGTGGATGTTTCAATCCGGGATGGACGATTAGTCCTCTACTGTTCTTCTTCATGCAGGGGTAAAGCCGTTGTCGTTATTGTTCTCGATGATGTAGTAGAAGAGAATACCGAGAAGGAATCCGATTAGTGTGTACATACGTTTAGCGTGAGAATTTGACTGCATGGTTCAATGCGTCATTAGGGATTAGAAGGATTTCATCTCCAGTCGTATAGCTACCATTGTAGGGTACGACGAAGGAATATCCTCGTTTAATGATTGTGTCGAGTAGCTCTGTGTCGGAGGCTAGACCAACTTCGATAGGAGAGAGAATGCGCTCGTCAATAAGATATTGGCGAAGCCCTTTGATTTGTCCAATGTATGGAAGGTTCATGAGATGAAATGTTATGCGGCGAGGTCTCCCTCCGCGATTAGTATGGAGTTAATGGGGAGGACGAATCCTCCCCCGCTAATGGTTATCCAGTGAGCGTTCATTTTTCTTGGGACTTCATAGTTAATACGAAGCTATTCCAGCGGGCTACCGCTTCTTCGCGAGTGAGGCCATGAATGGAAATGCTATGAGGAAGAAGCTTGGCCCCGTTGCAGACGACATAGCAATGTTCCTCTCCGGGATAGATGGTTTCCCCCACGACCTCCGGGATTTCTCCGCAGTAGGGGCAAGGACGTGGATGAGCATTGTGGGCTTCAAAATGCCGTCGCACCTCTTGCCCCACTCTTTCGACAAACATATCAACAATATGCTTCGGCACAATTTCTGTGACCCCGGAATCCGTGGAACCCTCGTCCCCGGAATCCGTGGCTTCCTCGTAGTTCAGGGGATGGTCCAGCCCCTCGTCGAAACAGGAAGCACAGGGTCCCACGGTTCCGGGCAAGTCCCCATACTTGCATGTGGAGCAGGGGGAGGGGACATCCTCTTCATCCCCTTTATCCTCTTCATATTCCGGGTACTCAATTCCCCGCTCCTGTCGGCAATGAGAGCATGGAGGATTGCAACGGAGGTTATCCCGGTGGGTGCAAGTATTGCACGGTTCGATGACATCGTCGTTCTCGTCCGTACCTTCGGCACATGGCGCAGATTCATCCGGGGTATAATTCTGATAGCCGTTGCAGGAGTTGCAGGGTTCCTCTTCGATAGATTTCCCCTTATATTTACATGTCTGACAGGTCTGCCCCGTCATCTCGGCTTCCCTCCGCTTTGCTTCTTCCCGCTTCATCATTTCAATCTCTACCAATTTGTTGGTATCGGAGGTGAAGCAGGGAAGTCCGGGAGTGATAGCACACCTCTGGCAGGGGGATTGCACTATCGGGATATCACGGAATTTGCAGAGGGAGCACCTCCGTGCATCCTCGCTTGCCGCGGTGTCCGTGGATTCCGTGGGTTCACTGGATTCAAAGTGGCTAAAGTACATGTCACAGGATGCACAGGGTTCCGCGGTTTCGGGGAAGTTGCTGTATGCGCAGGTCCAACAATTTGGTTCGTCGTCGTTCATTTTCTTTTGATATGCTTCTTAATGGTTTCGATTACCCACAGGGTGAATAGGGTGAGGATGCACAGAGTAATTCCTATCCATGCAAGGATGTCAGTAATACTAACAAATATCGTTGTGGTCATGGTGAATGTATTTGCTGGGATTTAGTAGGAATAAGAATAGAATTCTTACGAGGATAGATGTACTCGTTATGATACAGAATGCAAGGATTAAATTGAGGAAGAGTGTCATACTCCTTCCTCCTTCTGCTTCATACCTGCCCTTAGCCCAGCGTAATACGCGAGGACCATTCCGAGAGCGGCGATGCTCATGGGACATACGATGAAGATAATGAATAAGAGGTAGGCAATCATGGAGGTTAGTCGATTAGTTTAAGGTCAAAGAACATAACGGTGTTGAAGTAGTTAGTGGTCACTCCATCGATAGCTACCCAGCCGTCGCTGTCTTCATCATCGTAAACCGCGTACTCCTGATAGGGCGTAGGCTCATCATCGTAGCTTACCCAGCCACGAGGAACGAATTGTACCCTATCCCCTCTCTTGAACGGTCGCCGAGGTTTGGCGGCGTTAGTGCAACCAGCGCGGACAGATTCTTCTGGCGCATCTAGAATTTCTTCCATCTGGTTAGCAGAGGCCCACTCCGCTAATCCTCCCGAATAGCGTACCTTGTACGGGTAGGAAGAACGTTCGTTGTCGATTTCCACGACGCGACCGCAAGGGCCGCCGTCGACGCGGACAATCATTCCGAGTTTAATTTGATTCTTTTCCATATTAGAATTTGATGTTTGGGTATTCGCGGTAAAGTCGATAGCGGGTCATCCACATGAAAACCCCCGTGGTTATGTAGTTAGATAAAACAATAAAGAGATACCATGCGGCAATCCATGCGGAGATAAGAGAGAGGACATAAAGCGGAGGTGCGGGAAGAGTGTAGAGGCACTCGGCAATGATACTTACGGTTAGTCCGATTAGCCCAAAGATAACCCACTGAACCGAGGTATTGAAGATATGGTTGTATATGTTCTCCATTTCCTTGCGCTCATATAGGGTATACTCGCTTCCTCTCGTCCGGTAGCTATTGGTCTCAATGCCAATGAGCTTCAAGTGAGCTTTCAGCCTCTTGGCCATCTCGGTGAGGGCAGTACCCCCTAAGCCGCGGAGAGCTACACCCGCAAGCGCGAAAAGGACCGCAAGCGCGAAGTATTGTGTGGTTGATAGATGCAATGTATTCATGGTTAGTTTACCCTTTCAAGTTCCCACGGCCATTTCTCAATAGCATGATGAGGTATGAGGAATTTGCGTCCTTGCGAGTTTATCACCAGAAGTTCTCCGCACGGAACGTCCTTATCAAGAATCGTGACAGGAGTATTTTTCCATACTACTGTATCTTCGGGCCAGACCCTCATGATAGGCGGGAACTTGGAAATAAGCTCTTTTATCTGATTCTCGGCATCTTTTGCGGTATCTGCTGGCGTTGTGGCAAGAGGACATGCTATGCACTCGTAATAATATAATGGTGTGTAATACCCTGAACATACTTCATCAGATTGCAACTGCATCTCATTTCCGCACACCGGGCATTTAGGCTTTTCCATTTTGCTCTCCTTCATGGTTACTCGGCTTGCTCCATTCCCCACGGCCATTCAACTATCCTTTTGGAGGATGGGCGAAGCATTGAACCCCGCAGGAAAGTTGAAGGGCCGTGGGGAATGGGGCAAGCCGGGGAACCATGAGGGGGGGCCCTTATACCACTCCCCGGGCCCCGGGGGGGCCGGC